TCAAATCGTTAACCGTGTATAACGAGCGATACAAAATCATAATTACGCCTCCTTCCTGTACTTTTTCAAACGTTCCTCAAGCTCTCTTTTCTTTTTTTCGTCAATTTTTTGCTCTTGGCTTTGTTGCTCACTGCTATTAAGCCAATCCGGAACTGGTTCAACACGTTTTTTATTGTTAGTTTGTTTTTTTAATCTTTCCTCCTGTTCCTTTTGAGCGTCAGTAATGGTTTTAATTCCTTTTTGTGCCCAACTGTTCAAAATAGCTCTTGCGTATGGATATTTAGCTCCAGCTTCAGCAGCTTTTTTAAATGCAAGACAAATTACTTCTTCGCTCAACCCGTCATTGTCTATAAAGCTGTTAATCTCTTCAATCTGGATTGGATTAGGTTGTCCATTAAAACAAAGCATGTACTGATTAAAAAAATTTGCTTGCCTATTATTTGCTTGCCTATTAGCAGCAGCTATATTAGTTTCGTTTTGTTTTGTTTCGTTTAGTTTATTTAATGCGGAAAGATTGTCGGAAACACTGTCGGAAACATTGTAGGAAATATTGTCGGAAACACTGTCGGCATTTATTGCCGACACAATATTTTTGTCGGAAGAATTGTCGGCATTTATTTCCTGCAAATTTTCTTTATCGGTTGATTTGTAGGAAAGATTGCGAGCAATAGTTTCTGACAAATCTTCTAATATATAAACTGCTGATTTATTCCCTTTGCGTGATTTAAAATCTATGAATTTCTTTTGTTTCAATTCATTTCTTGCATTAGATATTGTTCTTTCGGAAAGGCCAGTCTTAACGCATAACACCGATACAGCCACCGAGAATTCTCTCTGCCATCCAGCCTTATTGTTTATATGCATCAACGCGTGCCATAAAGCAATTGCTGATGTGCTAAGTGAATTCGTCTCGAGCCGATCATAGAATGCGTTAATCTGTTTTATGTAGTTCATGCTTGTTATGCCCTCCTTCCCTCTTATTTACGAGTACAAATTGCAAATTTCCCTTTTACACTTTTTTGATGGAATACTCCGGATATCTTCGCATATAATCTAGTACAAGCTTTTTAAAGTGCACTTCATTTTGGGCCTCCTCCCAGATCCATGCCGGGAGGAGAACTTTTGTTGGCGTTTCACTGAACATCATCGAATATTACCTCTGTCTGTTCTGTCTGCTCTGATTCAGCATGTTGTTCAGATGGTTCATCATCTACAATTTCAAAATCACCATCGATAACTGAGGAATCCTCCGTAATATCTTTAACTTCATGTTCAGCTTCGTCCTCAGTAAAAGCCTTTTGCATCTCAATAGACAAGATTCCCCATTTGCTCAACATGTTTCTGAGAACTGTTTTCAAGGCCATAGCATCATAATCAGATTTCCAAACTCCATTTAGCGCCTTTTTATCTTTCAATTTGTTATGCTTGATACGATGGGATTCTATTTGTTCACGTGTCCAGTAGACTGTTTTTTCGAATCCATTCACTAACTTGAAGTAACCGCAATAACCAATAACTTTATCGCTTGTTGCTCCGTCTAAATTCAATTCAATTTCCTCTGTTAGTCGATTCCATTTAACAAGTTCACCTTCATAAACAGGAATAACATTAATCGCTTTATATTGGCCTGTCCGTAAAGCTAGCTGAATGTAACCTTTATAACCGAGTTGGAACTGTGCAGCAGTATGACCTTTCTTTGAATCATAGAAAGGAACAATCCATGCATATCCTAAGTTTTTGTCAATTGGAAGGTCTAATGTTGCAGCAACTAATGCACTAGAAACAATAGACATTGGTTCTGCTTTCATTAGCCCTTGATCACCGTTGTATAAATTAAGCAGAGATGACATAAACTGAGGAGATTTTTTATCTAATACAGCTTCAAACTTCTTTTTCATTGTTGGTGTGCTTAACAACGCCTTTAAACCTAGAGATTGAGCAGACACCTTTTTAGGTGCATCCTGTTTATTTGCTAATTGGTTTTTTAATGCTGAATTTGTTGCCATTATTTAGCCTCCTTAATAACGAATTTACGGAATGATGTTTCTTTCAAGACTTGTTTATAAATGTCTGGAAATCTTTCCTTTAAAGCCTTGGTGTCAACTCTTAATTGAGTCTGATTTTTCCAGGTAACCACGAAACTATCAATTATTCCTTTTTCGGCGTCTTTCAACTCCGCTTTGATTTTGTTTTCAATTTCCGTTTTAGCCTTCTTAATTACATCTGCATCATGTTTGATTTGCTCATATTGGTTGATAAGGTCTTTGTAATCATTAGGGAGAACAATCTCTTTGTCTTTCTCAGCGACAGCATATTTTTCTTTTAAATAATTCTCTGCTGCACTGGATCCATCCAATTCGGGAGCAATTCCTTGTTCAACATGATATGTCCAAAACTGTTTTTCAGCTTCAAAAATCATGTTGATCAGTTCTTCATCACGTTCAATTTCTTTCCATATGAACCGGTTGCCTCCAATTAGAACTGCAATGTATCCTTTTTCTTTGCCAGTAACTCCTAAATAATGTTGAACCTGAACAAGATAAGTTGCCGGTACTTCGTCAGCTTCCCATTCTTTAGATAAATAAGCGCTGGCCGTTTTGCACTCTAATACAGCTGATTCGCCAACCACCATACGGTCTATATTTGCACGAATAAATGGATAATCAGGATGACTAAACATGAAGTTGGCTCGTCTAACTTTTTTGCCAGTACGCTTTTCAAATTCTTTGGCAACAACATCTTCCATCTGATTTCCCCAGTAAATCGCTTCACTATCTATTTCTTGTGGTTCTACTTGTCCAGTTTTTTCGAGCCATAACTCAAAGGGTGTACGGTATTTGTTCAAACCTAAAATAACTCCTGCATCACTTCCTCCGATTCCCTTTTTCCTTTCTTGAAGCCATTCATACCGGCTCATATTCAGCGTATGAATGGCATTTTGATTCATTGCCATTGTTTTATCCTCCCTTTACCAAATTCATATGACGTGCTATAATTAAATCAAATTAATAGTTTTGAAGGTTACTCCTGCACTTGCCGGCAGGAGTTTTATTCTGCGATTTTTTCCTCGGCACTAAACATATCAAGTATCTGAATCGCATCATAAGAAAGATCTTCTTTCCTGAAAAAAACATCATCATCAATGACAAGGATTTCATCACCTTCAAAAACCTCATTTCCGAGTGCATCTTCACCGAAAAATTTTGGTTCTTCTTCTTTCCAATGAACCATCGGATTTTCAACTGCAAACTGCATATTTTTCACCTCTTTCCCTTGTTTGCAACGTCATGGCAATGACCTGAATGGTTTTCCACGCCATTCGCATGTATTTCGGTGCGGCTCCCCGGTCACGGATCATGGCACGCTCTCGCTCGGTTGATAAAAGACAGCTAGAGATTGACTTTTAAGCCAATCAACATGGCCAGAAGATTGAAAAGAAGTTGGAAGGTGTCATTAACCTCCTGACCATGTTGACGGGCTCAAACCCGTCGATTATAATTAAATTGCTGATTGGTTTTGCGATAGTTGTTTGCCGACGACTATCGCTTTTGCTTTTTCTCCTCTTTGGCTTCATCCCGCATGATTTTATAGCAAACAATCATTGAAGCTGTTACAACAAAAATCAGATAGATGTCTGCAAAGTCCATATTCATGCCCTCAATTCTGCCATGATTTTCAAAGCCTTTTCGCAGTCTGTTTTACTAATACGAATGTTCGTATTGACTGCTTTTGAATTTTTATAGACTTTAAAAATGATAAAATCTACTTGTGTTATCAACATAAAAGTTATCCAGATGTCATTCTCACTAGCGATTTCAAGTTGCCATTTCATGTTGAAGGCTTCTACACTATCAATCTCGTCAATCTCGTTTTTCACAATGTCTGCTGCTTCCTGACCGTACTTTTCTTTAAACTCTTCATAGTTAAATTCCATCTCTATATCCATCCTTTCGATTTCCAGTATGGTTTTCTTTCTTTGATACATCGCTTGACGCTTATGTTGTAGTCCTTGGATAATATGGCAATTAGGTTGTTAATTGCCGTTTTTGCATCCAACAATTCGTAAATTACTTCTTTAATCCGTTCCTTTTCTTGTTCCGTGGTTTCGCCAGGTGGCTTTATAAAAGAAACCTCTTTTAGAATCCTCTGGGCTTCTTCCATTTGCTCATTTGCGAATTCTTCTAAGGCTAAACGATGATGTTCGATTGCTCTGCCTTTTAGGACTGGCGATGTGTAACCCTCGCTAAACTCATATAATAGTTGCATGATAAACTCTGGGCTGTCGTATGTAGTCATCGCTGACTTGGCAATATCTTTTTGTAATTTCCTGTGCCCATGTTTGATGTTGCTAACCAGCTGAGGTGATACGTTCAGATCCATGGCCAACTGAACTCCATCGAGTCCTTCCTCCTTTTGCAATGTTTCGATTGCTGACGCTGCGTAAACTGAATCTTTTAGCACGAACTCTCCTCCTTTTGCATATAGTCAATGGTTTTTATATGCACGATTTGCTTGTAATATTAGATTAGAGACTAAACCACTTTGAAGTATTTCGTGTTTTCTTCCATCCACCTAGTGTTTTTCTCAATCCATTTGAACAATAGGTGTGTTGGAATTAGTACGCCTGCTTCCCGGAAAACC